GGCTTTCAGGTGCTGACCTGGGAGAAGCCATCAGGCGCACGCAATGAGCCGCTTGACCTTGCGGTCTATTGCCTGGCGACGCTTGAACTGGTGAAGCGCAGGTACAACCGTGCGACGATGTGGGATCAGCTGCAGGCGGCGATAAATGAAAACAACAACAAAGAAGCCAAGCCAAAGGTGAAACGCCGCAGGCCAACGTCATCAGACGGTGGATTTGTTACTGGTTGGTGAGGCTATCCTTAGACGGTGGAGGTGATGCCTGTGACTGTTCCGGCTCAAATAACTGCTGGCACCACCGTTACGTGGATTGAGCCGGTTGCAACTGTCAACGACAGCCCGGCAACCTCAGCCAGCTGGACCCTGCAGGTGACATTCAGAACCAACATCGCAGGCGAGGGCGCAACGGCTACTGGTTCCGCTCGATCCGATGGCGGATGGGATGTCAGCTTGTCTGCAACCACAACTGCCGACTGGGATGCCGGCACCTGGTATTGGGAAAAGAAGATCACCAGTGGCGCCGTCGTCGTTGTTATCGGTAAGGGCACGACCAAAGTTCTTCCGTCCCTGGCCTACACCGGCGATCCCACAGCCTTTGATGGCCGCAGTCAGGCTGAGCAAGATCTGGATGCCGTACAGGCAGCGATCCGCGCAATCATTAGCAAAGGCGCCAAGCAATACAGCATCGGCGGCCGCAGCTACACCGCCAACGATCTCAACGTGCTGATGCAGCGCGAGTCACAACTGAAGGCGATCGTTGCGCGTGAGCGTGCTGCTGAGAAGATCGCCCAGGGCTTAGGTGATCCCCGCAACGTCTTCGTGAGGTTCTGATGACCAGCAAGAAAGCCAAGCCCGTCGAGGCTATTGAGACTGAGCAGCAACAGCAGAAGCGGCCACGACGTCGCGCCTATGAAGGCGCATTGGCCACACGGCTGACAGCCAACTGGATCACCAGCAGCACCAGCGCCGACGCCGAGATCGATGGCAGCCTGATCAGGCTCAGGAATCGCTCGCGGCAGCTGGTCCGTGATTCACCTTATGCACGTCAAGCGATCCGTGCCATCGGCGCCAATGTGATCGGCCAGGGCATCAGGATGCAGGGCCGTGTGCGGATGCAACGCGGCAACAGGCTGAACGAATCAGTGAACCGTCGCATCGAGGCAGCCTGGCAGTCGTGGTGTCATGCCGATCGTTGCCATGTTGGCGGTCGATTGAGCATGGCTGAGATCTTGCGGCTGGCGATCATGGCCGTGGCTGAATCCGGTGAGGTGTTTCTGCGGATCATTCCCGAGGCGTTCGGCCGCAGCCGCGTGCCGCTTGGCATTGAGATCATCGAGTCTGATTATTGCGACGAAGGCAAGAGCTACGGCAAGGATGCCAACGGCGACCAGTGGCGCATGGGCGTCAAGGTGAACCGCTGGGGCCGGCCGATCAGCTATGCCTTCCGCACCGTTCACCCTGGAGACATTGCCAACGCTCGCGGTGGTGAGGTGATAAGGCAATGGCTAGACGAGCATGACTATCAACCGATTTTGTTTGAGCCGGCAGTAGATAGCATGAATGAGAACGATGGCCGATCTCTGATGGATCTGCGCGAACTGAATTCAGAGCCTCTCTACCGCTCGGCGGTAGTGGCTGATGTTGCGCGTGCCGAGGAAGATCCCGAGGTGGTCGAGTTCACATTCAGCAGCGAGCAGCCGGTCGAGCGATATTTCGGCATGGAAGTGCTGAGCCATGATGCTGATGCGATGAACATGACGCGTCTGAATAGCGGCGCTGCGCCATGGCTTTGGAATCACAACCCTGAGGTTGTGCTTGGCGTCGTTGAGCGTGCATGGATGGGCGATGATCGCCGCGGCCGTGTTCGCACACGATGGAGCCCCAACACCAAAGCTGAAGGCAGCGAAGAATACAAACGCCGGCAAGATTGGGAAAGTGGCACGATTCGCAACGTGTCATTTATGTACAGCATCGATGAGCCGCTCGACACTTCAAGTCGAGAAGGCTTTGCTGTGGTGACTAGGTTCACCCCAATGGAAGTGTCGGCAGTTTCTATCCCTGCTGACCACACCGTTGGCCAAGGCCGCAAGGTTGGCCAAGATAGCAATGCTGGTCCTCCCGGCGTTGCAGCGGCTTCGGCCGCACCCTGTACACCGTCAACAACAACTGACATGGAACCCTCCACCATCGACATGGAGGCAGTGCGGGCTCAGGCTGCGGCCGATGAGCGCTCCCGCGTTGCCTCCATCACTTCTCTCTGCCGTGAGCACAAGGCAGACGATCTGGCCCAGGGCCTGATCGAGTCCGGTGCTTCTGAAGCTGATGCCATGCGCTCGGTTCTGTCCGAGATCGCCAAGCGTCCTGCTGCTCAACCTGCAACCCCTGCCGCTCCTGTGCGTCCCGCTCAGCCGATCGCCAACGGTGGTGGTTCTGCTGACATCGGCCTGACCGATAAGGAAGCCCGTTCCTTCAGCTTCGTCCGCGCCATCCGTGCGCAAATGATGCCTGGCGATCGTGCTGCTTTTGAGGCTGCTGCTTTCGAGCGTGAAGTTTCTGAGGCCACCGCTCAGCGCATGGGCGTCACCCCTCGTGGCATTCTTGCTCCTAACGATGTGCTGCATCGTGACTTGGTGGTGGATACCGCTTCCGCTGCTGGTGATCTGGTGTTCACCGATGGCCGCCCCGGCAGCTTCATCGAGCTGCTGCGCAACCGTCTCGCGCTCAACACTCTTGGCGTGACGATGCTGACCGGCCTGCAGGGCCCTGTGGCGATCCCCCGCCAGACCGGCGCCGCGACTGCATATTGGGTGGCTGAAGGCGGCGACCCGACCGAATCCCAGCCGACTGTGGATCAGGTCAGCCTGGTGGCCAAGACCCTCGGCGCCTACACCGAGTTCAGCCGCCGTCTGATGCTTCAATCCAGCATCGACGTCGAGCAGATGGTCCGCACTGAGCTGGCCACTGTGATCGCTCTTGAGATCGACCGCGCTGCGCTCTACGGCACCGGCTCCAGCAGCCAGCCCGAGGGCCTGAAGTTCGTCACCGGCATCAATACCGAGGACTTTGGCGCTACCAACCCGACCTATGTCGAGCTGGTGAGCATGGAGTCGAAAGTTGCTGCGGACAACGCTGACATCGGCGCTATGTCCTACCTGACCAACAGCACCATCTACGGCGGCTTTAAGACCACCGAGAAGGCCAGCAGTACCGCGCAGTTCGTGCTTGAGCCCGGCGGCACCGTCAACGGGTACAACACCGTGCGGTCCAATCAAGTGGCTAGCGGTGATGTGTTCTTTGGCGTCTGGAACCAGATGATCATGGGCATGTGGGGCGCTCTGGACATTCAGGTCAACCCCTATGCCTTGGATAAGAGTGGCAGCGTTCGCGTGACTGCTCTGCAGGATGTCGATGTGGCTGTGCGTCACCCCGAGGCTTTCTGCCGCGGTAACGACACCCTCTGATCATGAGGATTGAGATCCTTCGCGAAACCTCCATCTCTGGCCGGCCCGTAAGGGTCGGTGAGGTGGTGGAGGTTAGCGATTCAGACGGCAGGCTGCTGATCGGTATGAAGAAGGCGCAGCCTGCACCTCAACTTTTTTCTTGCCCACCACGTAAACCATCCTCTAAACGGAGAAAGACCAATGATTCACAATTTGGGGACCAAAACAACAGTCCTGAGCCTGCTGCCGAATGACGTTGTGACTGCCACCGGCACTGGGTCGGCGGTGGATCTCGCTGGCTATGAAGGCGACATGGCCGTGATCCTCGACGCTGAGGCTGGTGGCGGTAGTGTCACCTATGCCTGCAAGCTCACTGAGTCCGCCACTTCTGGCGGCTCCTACACCGACGTGACTGGCGGTGCCTTCACCACCACAACAGCTAACACTGCCCTGGTGGAGAAGATCTCGGTCAATACCAACGATCTGAAGCGTTACGTCAAGCTGAGCGTCACCGTTGCTGGTGGCACTGGTGCTGGCGCTGTGTCCGTGACTGCCCTTGCTTCCAAGAAGTACGGCAACTGACCACGGCCAACAGTTCAACCCCTGCCGCATGGCGGGGGCTTTTTTATGCCTACACTTGACCCATGGCATTCACTGAAGATCTGGATTTGTTCTTGAGCACGGCTGAGTTTGCCGTGCCGGTGGTTGCAGGTGCTGTGTCAAGCACTGGCATATTGGATATGCCAACGGAAACCGTGGCTGGCGGGATGGTGCTGAGCACCGATTACAGCTTGATCTGCAAGGCCAGCGAGTTTGGGGATCTTGAATATGGTGCCGGCATCAACGTCGATGGCCGGGCCTACACCGTGAAGTCTGTGATGTTGATGGATGATGGCGCATTTTGCGAGATCATGCTGCAGCGCACCACGACACCGGAGCAGAGCACGTCGGATCGCGCAGTGCTCGATGGTGATGGCGTTGATACGACCAGCACGGTGGTGATGGATGGTGGAACACCAAGCACCATCTACATTGAAGGCAACGTCCTGGACGACGGAGCGCCGTGACCACCTACACCCGTTTCAAGCTGCGGAATGGCACAGCAGCTGAATGGACTGCTGCTAACCCGACGTTGCTGCAGGGCGAGATCGGGGTCGAGACAGACACGAGGAAATACAAGATCGGTGATGGGAGCACTGCGTGGGCTGGCCTGAGCTACTACATCGACGGCGTGGCAGTGCGTGGGCAGTGCTCAAAGATGGACGACGGTTCGATTGATATCACGACGCAAGGCACGTATGTCAGCACCGGGCTGACCGCAACGCTCGACACCGACACCAACTACGGCATGGTGCTGGGCACCACCGATGCGTTTGGGTTGAAGAACGACAGCAGCGCTACGAAGCTGTTCAGGATCTATGGCAGCATTGACGCAACTGCTGGCAACAATCAAATTCTGGGAATCAAGCTGGCCAAGAACGGCACCGCGATCGACAACAGCGAATGCCGTGCCTTTACCGGCAGCGGCGCCCAGGAGGCCAAGCTAGTGACCAGCTGGATGGTCGAGCTGGATGATGGCGATGAGATCTCGTTGATGATCGCCAATCACAGCAACACCACAAACATCACCTTAAAGCGTGGTCGGATTGTTGCTGCTGAGGTTCGTGCCTGATGGCCACCAAACGCGAACAAATCCTGAGTCAGATCGCCACGACGCTGGCGCCTACAGCAGGCATCAGCGGGCGGATCTATCGCTCACGTGTGTCGGCTTTGGCTAGGGCTGAATCACCTGCGATGGTGGTCGAGCCTACGGGTGATGACGTTGAGCAGAACACAGCGCTACCGACGCTGGACTGGAGTCTGACGGTGCGTGTGGCGATCATCGTGCGGTCTTTGGTGCCTGATCAGGCCGCTGATGCGATCGTGGAGGACATGCACAGCAGGCTGATGGCTGATCTGACGGTTGGCGGCTACGCGATCGACGTGCAGCCGGCTGGTGTGAGCTTTGATCTGGTTGAAGCCGATCAGCCTGCTGGTGTAATCAGCTGCAACTATCTGATCAGATACCGGACAGCAGTCGCAGATCTGACGACTAGCTGAGC